GCCCCCGCAACGCGCCAGAAGTGCCGTGGTGCGTGAACAACCGTTCGATCTCGCCGAGCTCGTCCAGCGTCCAGTCGTCCTTGTCGGGAACCTCGTAGGTCTTCCCGTCGATCACCAGCTGGCCCAGCATTCGTGTTTCCCTCCTATCCGTCGAGGATGTCCGCGACCTTGTCCAACGCGTCCTCGAACGCCTCGACCACCTCGTTTTCCTTCTCTGCCATCGCGGGCAGCAGCGCCCGCCGCATCTGCAGCGCCCCGTAGTCGCCGCGGTTCCCCGTCGTCCGCTTCCTGCGCTGCTCGACACTGACGCCGCGAGTGCGTACCGCCACCCGGAACCCGGCGGCGGAGCCGGCATCGATCGGGGCGAACCTGCCCGCCGCCTCGCGCCGGACGATCTCCCCGACCTGCTTGTAGACGCCCCGAACCTCACCCTTGGTTTCCCGTTCGGCTTTGTTGCAGGCCCGGGCGAACTCCTTGTAGCCGCGTACCCGGACAGTCGGTTGCGCCACTACGAGGTCGCGTAGACGATCGCCGAACCGGCGGACGGCTTGAACGTCACCGACGTCTGCGACGCGTCCCCGACCGCACCGCTCAACGCCGAATACTCGTACGGGGCGCACGTGACCGTGATCGCCGGGTTCACCGTCGAAGTCGCCGCGGTCGTCGGCTTGATCACCAGCGCCGCACCAGCCGCGCTCCCCACCAGCGCCTGGAGCGTCTGATGCACCTCGCCGGCGGCGAAGTCCTGGTAGAAGTTGAGGGTGATCTCGTCGTCTCGGAGCCCCGGCGTGAACGTACGCGCCGATGCCCCCATCGCCGTGATCTCAACCTGATCGTACGACTGGTTGACCTCCACCGACTCGACATGGTCGGACAGGTCGACCGAGTTGTAAGTGACGCTCACATTCGTGAGCACAGTGATGGCCATCTGCTAGCTGCTCCATTCCCGACCGGTCCATGCGGCGGCCTCCCCGCCGGGGCTTGTGAGTTCGATGTGCAAAAGTCCAGTTGGCTAGGTGCGTCCGTCCGCGTGAACCTCGACGGTCCACTGGGCGGCGAGGTAGGCGGCGTTCAGACCGGCCCGCTCATACGCTGAGTAGCCGACGCAGCGAGTCACCCGGCAGTCCATCGCGACCCCGCCAAGCGTCCGGTCAGCCTCGACAGCGGCTTTGACGCTCGAGCCGCCGGCGGACGCGATGAACCCGTCGAGCCTATCCTGGGCGCCACGATCGGTAACCGTTCCCGCCAGCGCCCACACCAGGAACGTCCACAGGTCGAGCCCGCGGGCCATCGCCCTGTCGTACTGGACGCCCTCGACCGGGTCGGGTTCCACCCACAGCGACGGCGGGGTGGGGTTCGCGAGAACGTGCGCGCTCACCTGGCACCCGGGGATAGCGGCGAGGTTCCCGCGGATCCCCTCGCGGAGCTCACTCATTGTTGCCATCAGACAACCAGCCGCCGGTACGGATCGATCAGGGTTGCGACGTCAGGGTCGAACCGGGCGATCCTTACCGCGCCAGCATCGATGCCGAATGCGGCGATCCCGAAGGGTGCTTCGCTCGCGCGTTTCAGCAGCCGGCTGGCGAGGATCGTGGTGGCCTCGGCGATCGCGGCCGGGGTGGTCGCCCACCCGAACTTCCCGGTGATCTTCACCTCGCGCAGGTACCCGCGGAAGTACGCGCTGCTGTTCGGGTTGGTCGTCGCGCGTGTCCACGGGACACCGTCCGCGGACGCGTTCGTCGGTTCCAAGAAGAACTGTGTGAGATGCGTCCACGTTTCGTATGTGCCGTCGCCGTCAGTGTCGACCTCGAACGTGGTCAATGTCGCGAGGTCGTCGAACACGACGAGACGACCGGATGCCGGCGGGTAGTACCTGACCTGGTTCGCGTCGCTGTCCGCGTAGAACCGGCGGTTGCAGGCGTCGTCGATCGCCCGTGAGGCTGCGGTGATCGCGAGCTCGGCCTGCTCGTCCTTGTACGTGGTGCCTTCGAGGTCGCTGGTGGTTTTCCACTCCTCTAGCGTTATGTAGTCGGTCATTTGTTCGTCCCGGGGTCAACCGGGGTGGCCGCCGGTCGATCGGCCACCCCGGTCATGCTGGCCGCTGTCACTCGGCGGCCTTCCTTTTCGACGCGCGCTTCGCGGGAGGCTGCCCTTCGGCGCCGAGCTCGCGGAGGCGCTTGTCGATCTGCGCGACCCGGTCGGTGAGCCCGCGTGCCTCGCAGCCGCGGCGTTCCTCGATCAGCCCGGCGATGGTGGCTTTCCGTTCCTCGTTCGTCACTGGTTCCTCCCTTGCGGTGCGAGGGGAAACCCGGTGCTGGCGGTTTCCCCTCGCGTGCGTGAAGCCGCCTAGAAGGTCGGGGCTGCCAATCCGGAGCCCTTGATGATCGAGACGCTCTTCGAGAACCGGTCGCTCGCGAACGCCGAGTAGGCGAACAGGAGCAGCCGGACGGTGAGCGTTCCGGAGCCGACCTCGGGGTAGACGCGCACCTGCAGCGGGCCTTCCCAGAGGTGCATGTCGCTGGTGCGGACGACGTAGACCTCGTCCTCGTTCGTCGACCCGCCCTCCGAGTACGTCGTGACGATGTTGCTGTCGCTGACGACACGGAGGCCGGACACGTTGATGATCTGCCCGACGTCCTGCTGGCCGGCCGCCTGGTTGAGCGCGCCCACCTGGAACAGCGGGAACGTCGACGACAGGTTGCTGGCGAGCCACGCTGCGCGGCGCGGGTGCATCACGATCACCTGTGCCGGCGCGTGCCGGTTGGTGGCGATCTGCTGGATCGCGTCGTACAGCTTCGGGGTCAGCTCGGCCGCGGTCGGAGTCGCGTCCGTGTACGTCACGGTGTTCGGTGACGCGACCGCACGGATACCGAGGTGCTGCCCGTTCGACCCTGTGCCGGACAGCAACTGCGTGTCGAGGTACATGTCGTAGGCGGCCCGCAGGTCGTTGAACACGATCTGGTCGATGCCGGGGTCGGAGCGGTCGAACAGCTGCTGTGACACGTCCTGCATGCCGGCGATCGTGCGAACGCTGACGGTCAGGTTCGAGTCGACGATGTTCGTCTCCGCCGGCGCGGTTGAGTTCTCCGTCTGCGACACGATCACCGTGGTGCCGGTGGTGATCCGGGGGATCGTCATCGACATGCCCGCGGTGGGGAGCGTCGACGACGGGAGCGTGTCCGCGAACGGCCGGGACTCGCGGGCGAACTCGGCGTACATGTCGCCGAGGTAGATCGGCGGGACGAACCCTCCGCCGGCGGTGCTCGCCGTGGAGATGTCGCGCTTCTCCAGCTCGGCCTTCGCGAGCTTGTTGTTCCGTTCGAGCCGTTCGCCGGCGATCGAGTCGTGGTTGCGGGTGACCGCGACCACGTCCGCGAAGAACGACAGGTTCGGGTCGTTGCGCCGGTAGACGGGGTCGGCGCCAAGGTCGACGCGCTTCCGCTGCTCGGTCTCGGCCTTGTCGGTGTCCTCGTCGCCGGGGACGAGGCTGCGGGCCTTGTGGATCGCGACGAGCCGCTCGAGCGTCTCGGCCCACCGTTCGGCGTCCGCCTTGTACTTCTCGAACAGCGCCAGGTGGAACTCTCGCTCTTCGTCGGGTGTGTCGTCGGGGAGCGCCTGGATCTTGGCGTCCTGCTCGTCCATCCGTTCGATCGCGGCGGCGTGCTCCTTGCGCGCCTCTTCGATCTGAGTTGTGACCTTCACTTCAGTAGCTCCTTCAGTGCGAGGAGGTGCCGCTCGCGCATCTCCCTGACCCCTGCGCGACTGGTCGCGCGGAGGTCGTGGATGCTCGGCGGCGTGGTCTCCTCACCCACCGGCTCGGCCGGTGCGATGCGGTGCTCGGCGGCGTCCCCTTCGGGCGGCTCCACCGTTGCTTCCTCGTCAGCCTGCGGCTCGACGAGTTCGGCCCCTCCGGGGAGGCGGCCAGTCCTTGTGGCGTAGTCGACAGCGCGTTCGCGCGCGACCTGAGAGTCCGTCTGCGGGTAGGCGCCCATCGCTGTGACGGTGACGTCGAACAGCTCGCCGACCTCGAGGATCGTCCGCTCGACCTGCTCGTCGTCGCCTTCCCCGGTGATCCGCCACTCGTCCTGGGCGACGGTGAACGCGAACGACGCCTGGTCGATGTCGCCGCGTTCCAGGAGGACACGGAGGTCGGCTGCGTAACTGGTGGGAGCGACACGCGCCCAGTAGTGGAGTCCGCGCGGGTCGATCCGGAGCTCGAGCGTCTTGTTGGTGGTGCGCGCGAGTACGTACCGGGTGTCGTGGTCCCACAGCAGCCATGTGTCCGGGTTGCGGCTGAGGACGTCGTCGAACGCGGCCGCAGCGATCTTCTCCCGGAACCCGCCGAGGTCGAGTGACCACTGGTCGAACACGGCCGCGTGGCCGCGCACCGTGAACTGGCCCTCGCCGGCGCCGCTGGCGCGCACCTCGTCGGTGACGATCTTCAGCTCGCGCCGCTCGGTGTCGCCGAACACGCCGTAGCGGCGCTCGAACAGATCGCGGGCAGCCGGAAGCCCCGGCTCGCTGGCCGGCCTGTTGATCGAAGTCATGTGTCTTCTCCTAGGTCGGGTGCCCGTTGAGAGCGAGCGCGCGGGCTCCGTCCGCGTCCGCGGGCTCATCCGTTGTGGGCAACGGATCGGGGTTGGGTGCCCCTCCGACCGGAGTGATCTGCGGAATTTCGCCGAGCCCGTCGGGCAGCGGCGGTCGGCCGTTGTCGGCGCGGGCCTCGTCGGGCAGCAGGGTGCCCGCCTGGATCTGCCTGTGCTGCACGGCCGCCCGTGTGAGCGGGCTCGCGAACATCAACGGGTCAGCCTTGAAGTCAGGGTACGGGTCAGGCTTCTGCGGGAACAGGTCGGGGTCGGCGTGCAACCCGCTCGCGATCCGCGCGAGCCTGGGCGGAATCTGGAACGCGAGGAACCGGTCAACAGCCTGCACGTCGTTCGACTCGAACTGGGCGCCACCGATCAGGATCGGCTCGACGTCCATGATCCGGCCGATGTCCTCGACGCTGAAGTTCTTCGCTTCGATGAACTGGGCGTCGCGGAGGTTGAGCGCGATCGTTTCGATTTGGGCGCCGCCGCCGATCACGTAGGGTTTGCCGGCGTTCTCGGGGCCACCGTACTTCGCCCGGATCTCAGCCTCGAACTGGCGGCCCTGTTCGACGTTGACGTTCGCGGGGAACACGAACGCGACGTCTGGGCGTGCGTGGTTGCGGAAGTAGGCGCCTTCGAACTGTTGCGCGGCGAGCTGCGCCCCGACGGGGTCACGGTGTTGCAGCAGCCGGGACACGCCGAAAGGACCCCCGTCGACGGTTTGCCCGCGAATGTGGAGCATCTCCCCATCGGGGATCATCTGACGCCCCTGGGGTGTTTGCAGCTCGAACACCTTGTCGCCGTCCCGGTCGACCCGGGCGTTCACCCACTTCGGCGGCAGCACCTGCAACGCGACAACCTTGCCGCGGTTCGTCTTGATCTTCCTGATGAACGCGTTCTCGGTGACCTCGAGCGAGACGGCGATGTCGTAGCGCCAGTCGTAGTCGGACGTGCCGACGTAAGGGTTCGCGAACAGCGACACGAGCGGATGCGTTTCGAGCTCGCGGCGGTCGCCGCCGCGCCCCTGGAACACGGTTAGGGTGGCCGCCCCGACGAGCCCGCCGACCAGTCGAATGGCGCGACCGATCGCGGGGAGCCCGGTGGCGGTGTCGCTGGTGACGATCTGTCCGGAGGCTGTTTGGCTGCCGTACCAGGGTGGCGGGATCAGATGCTGGGTGCCGAACTCCGGCATCCGGACTTCCAGGTTGTTCGTGTAGCGGGTCTTGAGGATCATCGGGTGAGCTCCTGCAAGAACAGGACACGGTCGCGGTGCACTTTCACGTCCACTCCGCCGAGGTCATGGGTGCGGGTGTCAGATTCCAAGTATTGAGCGGTCCGGATCACGTAGTGGCCGGCCCAGAAGCCCACAAAGATCCCTTCTAGGCTTCCGTTGTCACCTTCGCGGAAGTGCAACCGCACTAGCCGGCGTTTCCTCCAGTTCACGCGAACGAAGGGTCGAGGGTTTCGACTTGGTGTGCCTCTCGCATCTTGTAGTAGCCCTGAGCCGAGCTCGTCCGGGACAGCGGCCGCTCTTTGTTGCGGTGAACGACAACGAGATTACGCCCCATGTCCTCGGTGGGGCTGGCTTTGTCCATCTGCCCCGGTGACAGGTCGGGGCCGCGCAACCACTGGCGCTCCCCGTGGTAGGTGCCACGAACAACCCAGTGCCTGCCGACGTACTCGAGGTCGTCGGTCCACCGGAAGATGCCGCGGTCCTGAACTGTCCAATCGCTGTCTACCGGTCGTTGCTGCGCGTAGTTCGCCATCCACTCGTCCGCCATCAGGTCGCGGCCGTCAAGGAGCGTGTACCGGCCGACGTTCTTGTCGGTGTTCTCGAGCAGCGACCGAGTGTGCGCCGGGTTCTCGAGCAGCATCACCTGGTAGTCGCTGTCGAAGATCAGAACCCAGTCCTCGTATGGGGTGAGGAACGGCCGGGCGAGCTGGAGCGAGTGGTTGCGCTTCTCGATCTCGTTGCCCCACCACACGTCGCGGGGCCGGTGGATGACGCAGCCGACGCTCATCGCCTCGCAGGTGTTGAGGATCGTTTCCGCCTGCTCGGGGTGCGACCGGGGCCTGGCGCCCGGGTAGAGGGCGTAGGCGCCGTCGACGGCGACGATGGTGTCGCAGATGCGGGCGAACCCGGCGACGCAGGCGCCGAGCCAGGTGGGGGATTCGTCGTACCAGATCATCACGCCGACAAGCTGGATGGCCGATCACCTCTCCCGCTCACGCGAACGCCTCCCGGTACTGGGCGAGCACCGCGGCCGGACCCGGCCCGGTGGGGGCGAACAGGCAGCTGTTGACGAGGAACCCGGCGCACCCGAGCTCCAATGCCTGCCGGGCGTGGTCGACCGTGCCGATGCCGCCGTCGAGGATCACCGGCTTCACTGACTGCCGGCAGCATTCGGCGACCATGTCGGGGGATTCGATCCCTTGGCCGGAGCCGATCGGGGAGCCCATCACCCGGACGACCGGGACGTTCGGTTCCAGTGACAGCATCCGAACGAGCCCGGGGAGCGGATCAAGCAGCGGCATGACGGTGAACCCGTCCTTGGCGAGCATCTCGGTGGCGTCCATGCACGCCTCGTTGTTCGATTCCCGCAGGTTCGCCTTCAGCACCTCGAGCTTGAGCAGCCGGATGCCGGTCTGGTCGGCGAACCGGACCGCCTGGGCGACCGCCCCGGACGCGGTCGTCTGCAAGTTGATGTTCAGGCAGGGGGTGATGCCGCGCCAGTCGGCTTCCTCCTGGAACGCGGTCCAGGTGACGTTTCCGTGGCCGATGATGGGGCGGCCGGTGTGGGTGTTGATGGGGAGTAGTTGGGTGCCGCTGGCGTCGAGCATGGCGCGGATGGTGTCGCGGTCGACGGCAGGTGATTGGTGGCCGAAGCAGTGCCAGAGCCCGTTGGCGGCGCCGTGGCCGCCGAGGTCGAT